TTCCATTAAGGGAGGGGTGACAGAAAAAGATAACCAGATTATTGAGGTGGTCAGAGGAGTTCAGAAATTTATCGACGAGCACAAGGACGACCGGATTATTGATGATCTGAAAGACTTCTTGGAAAAGGCACAGTCCAAAAGTACACAAGAAACTGTTGGTAGAATCAAGGCAACTATATAGACTCTTTGAGTTTACAAGCATAGCAATATAAAGTATTGTGAACTATTCAAGGAGACAACACATGAAAAGGTTTGCAGTTACTGTTGAGGTCACAGAGACCTATGAAATACTTATCGATGCAGAAGATTCAGATGAGGTTTGCAGTGCGGTTTATGATATGCCGATATGTGACATTCTAACAGATGGGTCCCCCAAAAACTCAGAAGTAGAAGTCCAGGATTTTGAGGAAATTCCATTCATTAGGGAGGATTAACCATGGTGGATGGCAATGCAGGTAAGGGAGATAGATACCGTAAAGTAGATCAGGAGAAATACGACAGAAACTATATCAGAATCTACGGCGTGGAGTGCCCCCAGTGTGTTGGTGCAGGAATATTCGCCGGGAAAGAATGTCCTACATGCAAGGGCCTAGGCAAAATTGAAAAGAGGGGGCAATGGTGATGGGATTTTTAGGCATATGTATTGTTGTCGCGGCGTTTGTCCTAGAGTGGGGACTAACCAATATAGCAAACTCAATGGGCAAGAGGAGAAATAAATGAACAGTATAGATTTTGGCAAGCTGACAGAGGCGTGCTGTGAGGAAATGCGAGAGACCTTGAGCAGCAAAGGTCAGGAGTACTCAGGAGACCTTGACAGGCTTCAAAACTTCAAGGATGCTGCCAACATGACTGGCCTAGAGCCCGAGATGTGTTTATTCGGGTTTGTTGTCAAACACATTGTTGCTCTTCAAGATTATATTCGGAAGGTCGATGGCGATAACCCCCCAACTGAAGCACAGTTGCTAGAGAAGACCGGAGACATCGCTGTTTACCTGATGCCTCTTCTTAGAGGTCTGCTCATTGACAGAGGACTGCTTCCAAAATATACCCCTAGGGTGTTAGGGAGAAAAGAATGAGCTTAGCTGTATTTGAGTGCCCGAAGTGTGGCAGAGCAGGAATGCGGTGGTGTGGTAGAGCAAAGATTTTGACATGTCATTACTTGAACTGTAGACATGTGGTTAGAATTCCAGGGCAAGTACAGATTCCCTCAGCCGCGGTGATAAGAGCGGCAATCAGTAAGGAGAAACTAAATGAAGCTTAAGCCTACATGTGAATGCCAAATACGCTACGTTTTCTTTCGAGGTGCTGAACTGAAGAAGGTGCTGAAGAGGGCTGTAAAATTCATTCTATCTGAAGAGTGTAACTTTGAGGGAGGGGAATGCACAATGTCTGAATTATTGATGAAACCATTCAATCTTGAAATCGAATATGAGCATTGGCGAAAAGAGTGGAGAGTTTCTTTCCCAGTCAGTTATAAAAACGTTATAGAGTATGAGGAGAGCGTATGAGGCCGCACCCTCGATTTCCAAAATATATTGTGTGTCGCGATGGGCGAATATGGTCAACTAAAAGTGAGAAATGGATTAATGGTTGGGCAGACCGTGCTGGACACCTTAGAGTAGATTTTGAACCCAGAGGAGTTGGACGCGGCTGGTTTATTCACAGAGCAGTGTTAGAAACATTTGTTGGCCCATGTCCAGAGGGAATGGAATGCAGACACCTTGATGGCAATCCAAAGAACAATAGGCTGGAGAACTTGTGTTGGGGCACTCGAAGTGAAATTCAAAAGGATTCAGTTAGACTCGGTTCAACTAACGCATTAACACTAGACAGCGGAGGGGAAAGGAATGGTTTGTCAAAGTTGACAGCTTCTGATGTAAAGAGAATTATCTGGTGTTATTTTAAGGGAGGAGTTAGTGAAGATAAACTGGCAAAAATTTATAAAGTAAGTGATGCTGCTATTTACAACATCCTGGGTAAACGGTATTGGGCGCCAGTTTGGGAGGAGTTGACATGGATATAACCTTTGGTAGGCCAACGATTTACGCAAGCCATAGTATGAGAGGGGACGGTTCTAAGACTGTTCAGGAGAACTGTGAGATTGCTTCCAGGATTGGAGACAAGATCGAACGCATCTTCCCAGAGATTGATCTCTATGTCCCAGGTCGTCACGATCTATCACTTCAAGTCCTGTGGAGAGACGGCGTAATCGGCGTACAGGAAATCATGCACGCTGACCTTACAATTCTTAGAGCCTGCCATGGCTGGGTGTGGTTCAAATCTACGGAATCCGAGGGCTGTGAATTAGAGTATGAGGAAGCCGTCCAACAGGGGCTGACCTCTGGAACAATGGGTATCATCACAACTGATTTGTTGAAAAGCTCCTATCCAGAAACTAGGCGTCTTATGGGAGGCATTGTAAAGAATGCAATCAAAAGATTTAAAGCTGGTGCCAATTCCACTGTGCAGCAATAAGGAGATGGGAGGAAATTTTGAATGAGAGAAATAATCCCATTAAAAGATGTCCCAAAATTGCATAAATTTCGAGGAGTAGACCTAGATGACTATGGCATCAAGGATAACTCATGGACTTCCTTTTGGGTGTTTATCGATTCAGGAGCTTTGGAGATGGTTGAAATAGACCGTGACTCCGAACGTGAGTTTTTGGTCGAAGACCTTGGACCAGTGAATCTTTCCAAGTTCTACGAAGTATTCAGAGAAGATTCTTAAAGAATTTTCCTATCTCGTATACCACTATGAAGAGACGTATATTCCAAGGAGAACCTATGAATAAGCTCATTATTATGTGTGGAGTAATAGGTAGTGGAAAATCTACCTGGGTTAGAAAGTATCTGGAAACAAATCCAGACACCTTAGTCATTAGTAAAGACGATATTCGGAGGATGCTGCACGGAGGAGCTTATGACTATTGCCCGGAGTTGGAACCAAGAATTCAGTTCATGTTTGATGACATATTGGAAGAGGCAGCTTGCCTTGGCCTGGACATCATTTTAGATGAGTGCCATTTGACTTGGGCCGACCGTCATTTAGCAATGAAGGGAAGGGAGGACTTCTCTACCCATATTGTCTACTTCCCACCAAAAGACAAGGAGTTTCACATAAACCGGAGGATGCAAAACTCCCGTGGATACTCCGAGAAAAAGTGGGAAGAGGTTTATGATGAGATGTGGAAACAGTTTGATCCTCCAACATCGGATGAATGTGACGAACTAATAGTCGTGGAGTACTAAGGAGCTATAATGATTAAACGAATCTACGTTGATATCGAAACCTCGAAAATGAAGGCTTGGGTATGGAGAACAGGCAAGCAATATATTGGTCCTGAGAATATCCAGGAAGAGGCCAAGATCATTTGCATCTGCTACAAGTGGGAGCATGAGAAGACAGTTCGGGCCCTTGATTGGACCGACCCCGATATGCTGGCCAAGTTTGCCCTGCTTATGGATGAGGCAGATGAGATTGTAGCCCACAATGGAAAGTCATTTGATGTTAAATGGATTATGTGGGAGATGTTGAAGAAACGTATCCCAGCATTCCCGGTATACAAGGTAGTAGACACCTTGACTATGATGAGGTCTAAGTTCAAAGCCCCAAGCAACAGGCTTAACTATCTTTGTCAGATACTTTTTGGAAAGGAAAAGATCGAAACAGGAGGTCATCATTTATGGGATGAAGTCATGGATGGGAACAAAGCTGCTCTTAGGAAAATGGTAAACTATTGCAAGCAAGATGTCCTTCTGCTGGAGGAACTATTCTTAACAATCGAATCCTACTTCCCCGGCCAAACTAATGTTGCTGTAATGGAAGGTCTCCCAAGATGGTGTTGTTCTCACTGTGCAAGCGACAATGTTTCGCTGTCTAAGACCAGAGTAACTTCGATGGGAACCAAGAGGCGGCAGATGTTCTGCCATGAGTGCCGCCACTATACGACTATTTCTGAAACTGTATATCAGAAATTTTTAGAGGATAAGAGGGGATAAGATGAATACTGAACAATTACAAATGATTATCAATGCCTTTGGTGAAGCATCTGACGGAGCCTTCATTATTGGTCTGCTGTATGTCCTGGAGGGCTACGTAACCTTCCTTGCTGGTCTGGGTCTAGCCGCGTACGCCGTAAAAAAGACACACACTTTTGTCAGTCAGTGGATTGATATTCAGACTCTTTATGCCGCTGCTGGACTAAAGGAGAATTATCCACCTCATAGAAAGGTTATGCGGGAGATTGTCGAGGCCGGTAAAAAGGCTTTGGGGAGATAAGCAGGGATGAAGATAGCCTTAATAGGAGATGGAGTAGAAAAGTCCCACAACGCAACCAAAGCGTCGTAGATACTGTGATATGTGCCGGGACCAGAGAAAGAAGACCGGACCCCCTGTTAAGCAAAAGTTAACTGCGAAAAACCCCCGATTAAAGCTCAAAAATGGGGGTCAAAAAATGAATAAGCTTGAGAAAGGAGATGTTCGACTACCAGAGCCACCCGTCAAGTACGAGCCCTTATACGTGCCCACAACGGCTCGGAACATCTGGATCAATGAATCACTAAATCTTGAACGTCAGAAGAAATCCAAGAGGAGGTAAGATGAGAGTCAGAGATTTGAAAGAAGACCTAATGATGTTTGATAACGACATACCAGTTTGTGTCAACAACAACGACATTAAGAAATTGGTGTTGATAAAGGGTATCCGCGCGACCGACCATATTTCTGAAATTACTGGGGAATACATTTGGGAAGAAGTAGAGTACCTCAACATTTCTTAATAGAAAGGGTTTACTATGAAACTTGTAATTGCTGGACAGCCGAACGAAGAAGAGACCATCATTATTTCCCTAGCCTATGATGAGGACAAGAATGGGGAAGTTGACATCCGAGTAAATGGCAATGTCGTAGCATGGTTTACCCCAGAGGGGGAATTCTATTTTAGCGAACATGCAGCAGAAAAGCGAGGTTTTAAACTTGTACAAGAGGAATTGTAATAAATAAAATTCTTTAAGGAATTCTGTGATGAAGTTTATTGTTTACCAATGCGAGGACGAAACTTTGATTTGTACTAAAAAAAGTGAACCCCTATTTTTAAGCGAATGGTTTGAGGGCACTGGCAGAAAGATCGAGGAGTATGACCGGAGTGTTATCGAGTCAAGTGGGGTTGGTCTTTACTCCCAAATTGTAGTCCAATAAGAACAGGAGAAGGAATGACAGACATATTGCGGGGCCTTCCTTGGCCCCATTTGTGGGCAACTCTTACCTAATTCCAAAATATCATCTTAGCAATAGCAGCGACCAAGGCCGTATAGAGTGGAGCCAGATACTTCCACCGTACGGCCTTGTCTCGTTGGTGCAATAAATCATGCTTCTCTTCCCATCGACTACTAGCTGCTGTTCTCTCATCCAAGCGAATCAATAGCTGCCACATTTCATCGTTAGTCATAATTTATCCTTACAGCCTCTTTAAGTCCTCTATCTTAGCTTGATTAACCAAGTTGGTTCTGACGGATTTCTTGACACTGCTAATCACTTCTTCCAACATGACTCTCTTTATTTCAGGATCAATGTCCATCTTTGTAAATTCAGGGAGTATTTCATTCAGGGCAGCCACAACCTCCAATTGGTACTGTTTATACTTGGTATTATTGAGATACCAATCCTCGGATAATCTTCGGCCAACACCACCAACAGAAACAAGAAGCCTGTCCAGTTCCTTTCTTACATCCTTGTCAAGAGATTTTGTAATAAGCCTCTCTGTTTTTCTATGTTCTTGGAGAACCCGAGCTTTAGCTTTCCTGGAAGTTCTTTCTTTCCTAGCCCTCCGTTCAGTTTCCCCAATCAAGGGATTGTAAATCCTTAGCATCTGCTGTGAGATAGGACCAAGTTCATCCCACCGAGTGCCAAAGGTATTCTTAGCATATTTATTCTTTGTCATCATTGCTTGAGATGACTCATTAACTGGGTAAGTCATTGCCCCAATACCGTGCAAAGCTAAACCGGATGTAGCAATAGAATTAACACTTAAGCCTTGATAGTACAAGGCGTCGGCAGTATCCTGCAAGAACAACGGAGTGAACCTTTGGTAAAGCTGCTTAGCTCCAGTTTCAAGATCGGGTTCCAAAATACTGCCCTTAAAGTCCTCCCCCCTATAGGCATCCAAGAGGGCTCCCGCAACAGGAGAAAGTTTTGTCTGCAAAAATCTCGCGACAACTTCCATTCTTGGGATATCGTAATGCTCCCCAGCAGATGTCTTAATTTCCCCAGTTGCCATTCTAGCAACTAACCTCATAATCTGAGAATAGCCGCCCCAAAAGTCAATACGAGTTTTGCCAATTTTAACTTTGCCAAAATCTGTTGACTTCGGATTGAACTCAACTTCAATCCCCTTGCGCTTAGACAGCAACCACAATACAAGCATGCCAGTTCCAAAAGCCTCAGCCAAAGTAGCCGCAAGGATTTTCTGTGAGGGGGACCACCTAAACTTCCCATCTTGAATTGGCAGCAAGTCAAGGGGTTTCTGAATATGAGAAATAGTAAGCTTGGGGGCAAAAAAGGCAATGTTCAAAGCAGGGCCAAGGTTTTTCAAGTATCCCAAATCACCACGACCAGTTAAGTGATTAAGAATCTTTCCAAGTTTTGGCAAATCCGGCGATTTCCCAGTACCCGCCCATTGCTCCGCAATGGAATAAAAGCAGTAGGACCGCATAGCATTCGCCGTAGTAACGTAGGAACGCTCAGAAGCTTTTACTCCCGGAAAGGACTGGGCCACTTTGCTGGCAAAATATTCTTCTGATTCACTCAACTGTCCCCGCTCAGATAGAAAAACCCCACTCTTCTTGAGCAAATCATATTGTGGATGCGTCTTTATCTGAAGATCAATAAAATCTGCGTAGTCTTCACTAAAGAAAGCTCGATACCCATGTCCAACAGCTTTTATCCACGCCTTTGCTCCAGTGAGCGGAAATGAAATTTTCCACCCATCTCTTTTAGCTACTTGAAAAAAGGGAATCATCCAACCCTGGCGGCCACCCATACTAAAATCAGTCGAAGCAAGCATAGCCCGAGGAAAGTTAAAGAGTTCTTTGAACTGGCCCATAATCCTTTGGCCACGTGTCAGAGGCTTAGACTTAATGCGATCTATAATCTCTACAGACTTTTTTACAAAAGACTTGCCAAGGACCGGCTCAAGGGACTTAAGCTCATTCTTCTCAGGGATAGAACCTTCGACAAACATTTTATTGAGGGCGGTAATGGATTTCAGGAGATCAGTAGCGGACTCAGCATGAACCCTCATTGTAGTATCAACTAAAGTCTGATAGTCCTCTTTAGTAAAATCTTGGTCCAACCATTTTGTATACTGTTGGCCCATTTTTCCTTGCATAAACTTCTTGACCATAGCTGCTCTTGCCAGAGGATCAAGAGACCTGTCATTCATGGTCCCCTTGATAAAGTTTTCTACTTCACCAAACCGCTTAGCTTGTTCCTCCTTAATCCCAGCCTCATACTCAGGTCTAGTATCTTCCCACTGCTCTAATTTGTCAACTGCCCTGTCCACCAAAGACATATGTTTATCTTGGGCCACTTTATTCTCAGGATTTGCTTCCTGGACAAACTCGGGAATCTCACCATATACACGCTCTGCAAGATTATCAATCTCACGTAGCACCACAGCCTTACTTTCTTCTGTAATATCTTTTCGCTCAAGAGTCCGTTGCCGCATCTTCTGAAAGGATTCAACACTAGGACCAGCCATGCCAGGGACTACAGCACGACCCACTCCCAAAAATGGACTAATCACAGCACCACCAAGAGCAGCAGCCCCAAGTTGATCTGCATTGTCCATCATGTATCGTAAATAATCCCGATCCCCAAACTCTTCTCTCCCTTCAACAAAGTACGGAACTGTAAGGCTAACGCCTTCCTGGAGAAACTCTTCCGCCGCTTCCTCAATAGAATTCCGAAGGACCTGCTTGCTAAACTGAACCCCCTCCTTAGCCACCTTGTCCCATGCTTTTTTGGAAGCAAGCCGTCTAAATTTCTTAAAGGTATGGATTCCTTCATCAGAGAATTTTAGCAGTCTGCCAATCTGAAATCCCTCAATCGCAGCGTTGACAGTTCCTACAATTCCCCTTTCCCAATTAGCTTGTCCCTCTGTAGCACCTCGTTTAATTGCAGCCTCATAAGCATCCTGCCCTTCTACTGCAAATCCTACAGCCGCAGCCCCAAGAGGACCAGCAGCAGCACCCCCGGTTAAGGCCGCCCCCATATAAGGCAAAGTCTGTCCTAGAACACTAGCCACCCATTCAGTCTTTGTATCCGGATCAGTTTCCCACTCAGCTTCTTCGGCCCGAATATTCTCCCGTACTTGGGTAAGATAGTTGTCTTCGTCAACCCAGGGAGTTAATTCCAGTCCAGCTTCCACTGTGCCTACCAGCCCAGCACCAACATCAAGAAAGCCCTGAACGACAGATTTACCCAGAGTTTCCAAAATACCATCATTGTGCTCAGGAAAGTAAAGCTTCTTTTCAGCGTTAGGATAATATCTTTCAGCCACGATATGTACTTCTCCTATGGATTAATATATCCTGTTCCTGGACCCCAAAATTGCTGAATCCTTTTTATTGGCTCTGGTATCGGTTGATCCTTGAATGGTCTTAATTCGGACCACAAACGAGACATAAACCCACCGGATACTGGCCGAGTGGCAAAACCCTGCTCGATATAAGAAGGAAGCTCTTGAGCAGAAACAGCCCACTGTTCACCATTCCTAGGGTCAACAACAATAAACTTACCTGTTTCATCCTGAGGAATATCAGCATGAGGGACTTGACTAAGTGGAACTAAGGCTTTCAAAGCTTCCTGTCCAACAACCTGTTGTGTAGCAGGGGCAGCGGGAGCAGGGGCAGTTACAGGAGCGGTGACACCAGGAGCCCCACCGATAGGAGCCTCCCCGGCCCGTTCTGCTAACTTTTGTCTAATCAACTCTTTCGCTGGATCACGTCTTGCCTCAATCTCCGCCTCCCTAAGACGAATTGTTTCTTGCTGGTAAGGGGTCAATCTTTCTGGAACAACTCCACCATACAACTTCACATAGTTGTCGTACAAAGCCTGTTCTTTCTGTTGAGGCTCTAATGTATCAGTCTCTTCAATCTGTTTCTTAATAAGACTCCACCGCTGTTGCTTCTGCATCCTAGCTTGCTCTTCTCGCTGGAAATCATTCCTGGAGGCAATCTCCATCTTCTCCAAGTCCCAAGCCCTGGCCCGTTGCTCAGCAGCGAGACGGAACTGGTAGTCCATCATCATCTGCTCTTTTTTGAAATTCATCTCCAACTGCTGTTGGGCAGCACGAGCCTTCCCCGCCCTTTGAGCCAGTGCTCGAACTTCTGCTTCACCATATTTATAAGAAATTGGCATCAGATATCTCCTGCTCCTTTATAATGCTTCACCTATAGTCTTTGGCCATCGGTGGGAGTTCCTACTGTACTCGTGACAATACTGGCTGAATTCCGAACATTACAGTGGCTCCCCCAGCCTATGTGAAGTGAAATGAAAATGCAATTGGACTAATCGAGCATCTTCAGCCAGTGTATCATTGCCATCTGCTGCTTTCCTGAAAACCCGCACTGCAAGAATATCATCACTTTCAAGATTAGTAGCTAATAGCTTTGTTGTAAATAATGTCGTTACCAGTTCCCCAGCCGTATGATTTCCGGCTGACGTCTGTGTTATTGTCGTCGCAGTTCCATCTACTATTTCTCCTGCTTTAATACTTATATACTCTATGCCCCAGACTACCACCCCATTGTCTGCACTGTCGTGAAACCAGTCAACAGATACTTCTACATCTGTTGTCCCATCCCATGCGTACGGAACGTGATCTTCGGCGTAGACACTTTCTTCGGTATTCTTATCGAAATCCAAAGTCTGGAAAACTCCTTCAAAGCCAACAGAAGGATAGTTTGTCGCAGGAATCTGAAATCTCGCAACAGACAAATCCAAATGGGTTTCATACCTGGCTTCACCATGAAAATTGAGTTCTCCATTGGATTTGAATTCAGCGTAATTGGTAGTTCCGCCGTCTCCTATTTTTGCACCGTCGCTACCAAGAATCTCTCCATTGATCCGAAGGGATTGGTTTGCAGGAGTAGCGTTAAAGATACCATACAGCAATGCACTAGTCAGTTCATTGGCTGCCGAATCCCGGTTCTGGTTATCAATGATTAATAGGTTACTATTCGTGGTTTGATTGAATCCGGCATAAGCTCCAATAAACAAATTGCGTTCGCCTGTAGTTATATTGAAACCGGCGTCAAATCCAACACCTAGATTAAATGTGCCTGTAGTAATCCTCCGAAAAGCATTACTTCCTAGGCCCGTGTTATAACTTTGTGAATTGCCCGATGCCCCCTGCCCGGCAAACGCTCCAACATATACATTACTGCCGCCGGTCTGATTATACCGGCCCGCCTCTCTTGCGATATAGCTGTTGTAACTCCCAGTAGTTAGATATTGTCCGGCACGATAACCTTGAGCATTGTTATGCTCCCCCTCAGTAAGAGTTCCTAAGGCCCCCGCACCAACCGCAGAATTTGATGTGCCTGTAGTTAGACTGGACAACGTAGAAATGCCCACTGCTGTATTTGAATCTGAGAAAAATAGGCGGTTAGTAACAACAAGATCAGCAAATGTTGGGCTGTCACCCGTCCCTAAACCTAAAGAGGTCCGGGCAGTATTCCCTGATTCGACTATCCAATTCGTACCGTTACCAACAATGAAATTTCCATCTGTCTTAGCTAGACCGGAAAGGGTATCGAGGTCGGCATCCCACGCTTGAACATCAGTCCCAATAACCAGGCTTAATTCCGCAGGTGTAACACTGTGTGGGTTCCCAGAAGTCAACTGGCTATGGGTATAGGCGTCATCCCAATTAGACGCAGATGCCGGGTCAACATTCAGCGTAACGTTACCGTCAATAGTTCCGCCACCCGTTAGATTTGTGCCAGCTAGAACTGAAATAGAACTGTGGGCCACATGCTCATCTAGCACGAAGTCTGTAAAGGAGTCGTGGCTCAGGGCATAGATGCTGCTTGGAGCAGACAGAGTGAGGTCCACAAAGGTTGGACTAGCCCCAGTGTGAATGTCCTGTGGTCCGGATAATACAACACCCCCGGCTCCATCATTTGTAACACTGACCCGATTAGTCGTTCCAGTTACCCAAGAAGTAAGATTAGTGCTTATTACTTTCTGAGAAGCATCTGTAGCAAGAAGTCTTGAAGCTGTACTTCCAACAATATACAACTCAGATATATAAAGAGTCTGATCCGAGTTCGCCAGAGTAGACATATACTTCTGGACATCCCGGCTAAACCGGAGAACCGAGTTCCAATTTTCTGGAATAACATTAGCAATAGAGGGTACTCTTGATCCTACAGACATAATATTACATCCAATCACTAATGTTAAAACCACTATACACATCTTCTGAAATCTTTCGCTTTGCAGTCTTTGTAGCTTTCTTTAACTGCTTTTCAGCATACTCTGGAACATACAAATAAGATAGGTCAATCTTGGGTTCCGTCTTAGGTTTCGTAGTTTTTTTACTAGGATCAATAAACTCATGCTGCTGTGCTGGAGGTTCATAAGCTGTTGGTGCGGCACGCCGAGCAGTTGGAGCTTGGTAAGAAGGAGTAGTTCTTGGAGCCGCCGGGCCTCCTCCACCTCCTCCAAAGGTTTCAGATAGCCAATCTTCTAAACTCTGCTTGGGGACAGCGGCTGCTTGCTGCTCCAAACCAGCCATGAGTTCAAAGGAGGGACTGACATCCTCGATTCGCTCAATAAACCCTGCCTTCTGGCCCAAAGCTTCTGCATATCTTTGAGTTCTCACATCTTCCAGCTTGAGACGAGAGGGAGCCCCAACAGCTTCTTCCCAGGCCGTCCCAAGTCCTGCGGCCATTGTTGTACCATACAGCCCAGAAGAGATTAGAGCCTGAGTTCCCCTTGCGAGGTCTTGAGTCTTGGTTCGGGCCAACTCTGCTTCATACCCTGCTCCAAAATCTCCACCGGGAGCATACATCCCAACTATTTCATCCAACAAGCCCCGAACCTCAGACTCGCGTTTAGCTGCGGCTTCATTAGCCCGTTCTGTTGCGGTTTTTTTTGCTGAACCGTCCCAAGCTACCTCCGTTTTTTTGTGAGCAAAAACCGGCAATGTTGTTCGTGCCATTCTAAATCTCCTTTATGTTAGCAGACACTCGCTCTACTGCTCAAGTAGAATCAGCAGTGTCATTTTTTAGTCTAATTCCAAGGGCCTTGCCTTTAGTTCTATTCCGAAGCCTATTGGCTTTGCCAGGACCAGTAATTGTTGTGGTGCGCAGCGGGGTAGCCCCATCTTCTATGTCTTCTACAACCTCTTCCGCTCCCTCGCCGGGATAAATCTCAATGTCTACCGAATCAGTATCAGACATGTGACCATCAGATGATCCTCCAGCGGTCGTGACTACTATCGAGTTAATTTTAATATCCTTATCATCTTTCTCAGTAATAACAATCGGAAGAGTCATATAAGAATCGATTGCTTCAGTACCATTTGTAGTGGCATCACTTTTGGAAGCATCATCAAATTTTCTAATGTATCCGTCAGTACCTCCAATAAGCAGCTTTCGGTATTCATCATCATTAGACGAATGAAAGTACATCGAGTATGCACCGCAGACAGCAGGATATGATTCGGGATAAAATCCCTCTGTCTTTAGATCATACCAGTAACAGACATTAGACCCTGAGTCCAGAACAGTAATTGAGATTAGAATTCCTTCTCTCTCAGGATCATATGCCATTGTGACCCGGTGCACCGTTGGATCAAGGTTCGTATCTTCAATTAGATTAGGCAACACAAACTGGGATAGATTCTGTACCGGACCAAACCCATAAGGCACTTTGTGTATGCCATTCTTGCTGACAAAATACAGATTCATACCTGCATCAAAGCACCATGATTGGCTTCCAAAAATCCCTATAGAAGTGTTTAGTGGCGTTAGAGAACCACCCTCGGCTGGATCGCCCCTTAAGGCCCAGATAGAACTAGCACATCCGAATAGGAGGTATTCATCCTGATAGGGAATCAGGGCTCTGATAATATCGCCCAACTTACCAGCTTTGTGATTGCCTCCTGCAACGGGGGATAGTGAATCATTTGCTGTGTAGGCCCAATCATATGGGTCAGCTACTCTGCTCATGTACCACTGATATGGATAATTAGGATTGCCACTCAACACACATCTTCCTCTATAGAGACAGCCTAAGTATGCCTTCTCAGGCATTTCTCCGCTGGCCCCTCCAGGATGAGCTGTCCAGTCATACCAATGGGGATTAGCAGTAACCGCCGTAGGGGTAAAAGTGATACCACTTACGCTTCCAGTTACAAGATTATCTGTATCGAATGTCCCAGATGTTACATAACCATAGGTTTCTGTATTTGCAGCGTTGTTAAATTCAACAGCCATCTGAGCCCCCGAAACGGCTTGGGTTAGAATCTCTCCCACCACTAACCCAGAAGTTTCATACAAACGAAAGTTGAAATCTTTATACAAAGCTGACCAATTTATTCCTGCATCGGAAGATACAACCGCCACCCCAAAGGACCAAAGGTCACTATCTGTTCTCATCCAAGCGATTTTATTAGAATTGTCCTTGATCCCCTTCAGGACTAACGCGTAAGTAGTATTTGCAGATAAGAAAGTTGCTGGGAATGAAATTGTTTTAATTGCCCCAGAAGTACTAGTAGTTAAATCGTCTCCACTAAATGTTGTAGATTCTATTACTACTCCATTAGGATACTTAGGACTTCCGTCAGTCCCCTGAAGTTCGACCGTTACTGTTCCAGGCAATCCAATGCGGTATAAGTACAAAGAAATCTGGGACAATGTAAAAGAAGAAGGGGGAGTAAACTCCATTGCCATATAATAACTAGAATCTGATCCTGTTTGAGATGAGGTTCCAGAATATTGAGCCATCTTCAATTCAGGCGAAAAAGCGGCGTGGGTCAATTTGTGATTCTTGAAATCCGCCACCTTGAGATTAGACCCATTGGCTATAAATACTTTTTGGAATGCCTCAAAGGCACTTAGATTGTCGCTACAGTCCAAGTCACCTATTGAACCACTAAGTGCGACCAAGTTTCCTGCTGCCATTACAAATCCTCGTAGTATAGGCCATCGTTCCCGATTGCCACCAAACGTTTAATTGCTTTTTCCGCCTTAATTCCAGACAGTGGTCCCAAAGTTAGAACACCAGACAGTGAACTTGTGGCTGAGATTGTACCAGATAGTGAAATGAAACCGCCCAGGTTTCCAACAAGGGAACCAACACCTGAGATCGTACCCTCCATGTCAATAGTGGCCCCGGAGAGAGCACCCGTCAAAGAACTAGTTGCTGAAATACTTCCTGCAATATCTTCATAAACTAGGTCCGCTACACTGTATGTCTTAAAGACCGCATCAGAACTTCCGCCTGTCCAGTCAGAACCTCCATTAGTTGAGTATGCAAACTGACCATCAGCATATGTACCTTCAATCTTATATCTGACATTTACATCATTTGAACTATCGGCTCCGGTACAAGATACAACAATGGCGTATTCAGTTGCATCCGACAGGGCATAAGGAGTGTCAAAGACAAAGTTGTACCAATCAGCGGCTTCAGACCCTTCCGGTAAATCTGTGCCAGTCATGGTCATGGAGGCTAAGGCTGATCCGGTTGGCAGGGAACTACTGGTTGCATAGATAGATACAGTAACAGTTCCAGGGTCTCCATCTCGATACAGATACAGGTCTACACTTTCAATAGTGTAGCTAGAAGATGTGGTAAATGTCTGACAACCCCACCTAGTATCATATGTCTGAAAGCGAGAATCAGTTGTGATTGTATATGAGTCTTTAAGTGCCATATTTTATCCGGAATTGGATTAGTA